CGCCATAATAACGGAATTTGTGGTACCGCTAAAGGATCTTGACTCCACATTTTTTTAAAAGGAGATACTCCTAAGAAAGAGGCGTTACGGATTTTATTAAGCATACCGTTAATCGCGTCGAACGGTATCGCAACAACCGTATTTATACCTCCGATAATTGCATTTACCACCGTCTTAAACGACTCGACGATACCGTCTTTAATACCGGTAAAAATCTTACCTCCGGTCGAAAAGACGTTTTTAACCGCCGTCCAAGCGTTTGTAAATTGATTTTTAAACCAACCCGTTACATTCGAGAAAACGGATTTAATACCCGACCAAGCGTTAGACGCCCCGCTTTTCAATCTATCCCACAACCCGGAAAAGAAATTACTAACCGGAGTTATGATAGTATCGTTAAACCAAGTCGCAACGACCGAGAATACCGTTTTAATAGTATTCCAAGCGTTAGTAGCTAGATTAGTAACTCCCGACCATAGCGTCGAGAATAAGTTTTTAATAGGTTGTATAACGGTCGTATTAAACCAAGTAAAAGCAACGCTAAAGATAGTCGTAATCATCGTCCAACAACCGCGCACGAGTCCGATTATTACGGTAATTATACTCGATAATGTATTGTAAATAGAGGTAAATAATGCGCTAAACCACTCTACCGCCGGACTAAATATCTCGACTATACTCTCCCATACACCGGAGAAAAACTCGGTAACGGTAGACCATACCGATACGATCATATCCCAAGCGCTAGAGAAAAATCCGGAGATTGAGGTCGCTAGATTACTAAACCAACCGGATACCGCCGACCATACCGCGACGATCCTATCCCACGCGCCGGAGAAAAATGAGACTATAGCCTCGACCGCTACGCTTACCGCGTTTTTTATAATCTCCCATAGTCCGATCCAAAAATTACGAAATCCCTCGGAGGTATTCCAAAAATAAATAAAAGCGGTAACTAACGCCGTTATCGCTCCTATAATCAATCCTATTATATTAGCTTTCATAGCTAAATTTAGACCTTGCCAAGCTACCGCTCCGCCTTTTACGACCGCTATCATACTCGTTATAAGCGGTATAAGACCGGCTATTATAGTCGTAATCTTCCACGCTAAAACGCCGGCTCCGATAGAGGCTATAATACCTACGATAGTATTACCATTTTCTACGACCAATTTTACAAAACCGGCTATAGCGCTAGTAATCTTAGTTAAAGTCTCCTTAATCGCGGGACCGTTATCCTCGACGTAATCTATCACGTCCTCGACAACCGGCTTAAGCTCCTCGCCTAAAGGTTGTATAACGTCGGTCTCGAGAGTCCTTTTTAAGCCTTGTAAAGAGGATCCTAAATCGTCGTATTTAATGTCGTTAATATTCTCGAGAGCGTCGGAGGTAGTGGATATAGCTCCTTGAGTATCTAATAAGGCGTATACGGCGTCCTCGCCTAAATCCTCCCACATAGTACCCATTATCTCTTGACCGAGCGTATATCGTTCTTGCTCGTCCTCTACTCCCTTAAGAGCCTCGATTATACTAGAGGTCGCCTCTTGTGCTGAGGCTCCTCCCTCTCCGAATTTACGAGTAACCTCGTCGGCGTTAAGTCCTAATTTAGTTAACGCCTCGCTCGCGGTACCGTCTGACATTCGGATATTATACTCTTTAACGGCGTCCCCTAACTTATCGATACTCCAGGTACCGGACATAGCTCCGTTATTAAGCATATTAAACATATCCTCGGCGCTATATCCGGCGTCCTTAAACTGTACCGCGTACTCGTTAACAGTATCTAAGAGGTCTCCGTTTTGGTTTAATCCGTTTTGGGCGCCCTGGGCGATAAGATTATACGCCTCGTCCGCGCTTATACCGAATTGATTCATCATAGAGTTAACGGCTCTAATAGACTCGTTAACGTCAAAACCGAACGTATCACGCATTAAAAGAGCATTAGCCGTAACGTCCTCTAACTCTTGTCCGGTTAATTTAGTTTGTTGCTTGACTATCGCCATTGAGTCGGCTACGTCTTGTATACTCTCGCCGAGGTTGTTTTTATACAAATTCTCGGCGCTTTCCTCGAGTAGTGCCATTTCTTCGGCGGTTGCTCCGGTCTGAGCTTGTAAACCGTTAAACGCCTTATCAAACTCGGTAGATAACATAGTCGCGTAACTAGCGACCGCTACCGCGCCGGCTCCAAGAGCGATCACCCCGTTTTTTATCGCGTCGAAAGTATCCGCGTTATTATCTTTAAAATCGGTTAACTCTTGACCGGCGTTATCTAACGCCTCCTCGTACTCTTGAGTATGTTTTTTAGCGTCGGCGGTACCGTCGCCTAATTCACGGATAGCCGTATTAGTAGAGGTTAACTCCGATTTCATACTATCGAGTTGATTCTCAGTTTTAATAATCTCTCGTTGTAACGCTCTAACTTGCTCCTCGGCTACTTCTCCCCTTTGAAACTGAGCGATAACTTGTCGCTCCGCCTCTTTAAGTGTATCGAGTTTTTCGCTAGTCTCGGCTATATTCTGAGTTAATACTTCTTGTTTCTGAGCCAATATCTCGACGTTTGTCGGGTTAAATTTTAAAGATTGTTGTATCTCTCTTAATTCAACTTGTAGAGACCTACTTTTTTTCTCGGAGTTTTCGAGAGCTTTACCGAGTTTAGTAGTATCGCCTCCGATCTCGATAGTAATACCTTTTATATTTTTGTTAGCCACGTTTTACCTCCTCTCCGAAATGGTCTCTTAACGACTTACGATCCGGCTTAGTTTGTTCCATATAGTACGCGTTTTTAAGATATTCGCGTCCCTTTTCCGTCTGAGACATTCTATAAATAAAGGCGTCTCGTTTATAGCTTAAATAGTCTATGATATCCAAATTTTCGACCTCTAAAATAGTAAGACCGGTATACTTAGCTACCATATGCTCGTAAAAGCTATCTATATCGTAATCTATACCCTCACTATCACTTGACGGATAGTAAGGGAGCTTTAGTTTTTTGCGTTAGTTGCTGAGGATATAAAGTCGCCGTAGGCGTTAAAGAATGTCATTACGTCCTCAAGGTCGAAAAACTCTCCGAGATAATCGGCGTTAATCTTTACGCCCATTTTATTAAAGCTCATAACCTTAGCGCATACTCTATATAAGTCATTAACCGCCTCGGTGTCGGCTCCGCCCTCGTCTGTAATTCGATCGTTAATCGCTATAAACTCGCTTAAAATCGCCTTAGTTGGTGTACCAACCATTAAGACGGTCTTTTTTTCGTCGTTAAGTTTGACGGTTAAATATTCTTTTTTAACCTTTGTAAAATCTAATACTTTAGCCATTTTTAACCTCCTAATATTAAAAATAGGCTAGGACGTATCGCCCTAGCCATTTACAATTATTAACCCGCGCTCGCCTCGATTGTCTTATCTTCCTCGATATACTGAATAAGAGTACCCTCGTCGTCCTGGGCGAGACACTTAAACTCCGCGTCGATTACTGTCTCGGCGTCCTTAGCAAACGCGAGAGAGAATCCCGCCTCGTTCTTACCTACGATTACGACCCAAATATCGCCGTCGATAGGGTCCTCGTGGTGGAAACAAATAACGTACTTCTCGCCGTTAGCGTTAGCAATACCGCCAATCTTGAGAATACGGATCTTTTTCTGAGCGTCCTCGGTAACTCGACCGGTAGCGCATAATGTCTTTAACGTATTACCGTTAAATGTCAAGATACCACTCTTAAGAGTAGCGGTCTCCTCTGTGATAATAGTCTTAATAACATATCCGAGATCGTCCTTAGCCTCGTAGAATGTAGGAGCGTACTCGAGAGTAGCGCCTCCCTTGATATAACCGAGTAAGTTAGCGTCGACGCAAATCTCCCCAACTTCCGGTACTGTATCTACATAAGGGATAAGGTATAACTTACCGGATCCTAAAGTAATTCTTTTAGGTGTAGTAGACATAGATTAAATTCCTCCTTTTTCATAATAAGAAAAGTCATAAACGACCTGGTAAATCTGCTCTTGCTGAATCCAAAAACGAGACTCTTTAGCATACTCGAGACCGTTAATATCTAACTGAGCCTCGAGAGCTTTCTCCGCCTCTGAATCCGGCTTATATTCGTAAAGCTCGAGTGTTATGTCGTGTTGACTTAATAGATTGATATTGTCGCCTCCTCGACGCTCGATAGAGTCGTTATAGACCGCGTAAGTCGTTTTAGGAGGCGTTAAAAAACGAGACTCCTTATAAGGTAGTCCCGTCGCCGTTAATATTTTATTAACCATTACTAATCGCCTCCTCGACCTTTTTCTCGAAATCGGCTATAATCGGCTCGCTCGCGTTAGCGATAAAGTGAGTACCCTCTACTCTACCACCGTCTCGCAAGGCGTGACCTTTTTCTAACAAGTGAGAGAGTCGATAGTCGGGACCCTTAACGTACCACGTATAAGAGGCTCCTCTATCGTTCTCGCTCGTTTTTTTAGAACTAATATTATCTCTATAATGTTTCTGACGATTACCGACCGGAGCCGTAGCCTTAGTCTTTTTAACTAACTCTTTCATATGAGATTGAGCCTCTTTTTTAAGAGTCTCCGTAACCTCTTTAGAATATAAAGTTAACTCTTGACTAATAGCGTCCGATAGAGAGTCAATGTTAACCATATGATACCCCCAATAACTTAACCGTCTTATGTTGCTCGAGATAGTCGTCATAATCTGTTATATTATAAGTCCTACCTCGGTAAATAATTCGATATAAACCTCGATTATCGTCGATATCTTCTAAGGCTTTGAAGTATCTAACCTCAAATACTCTAGTAGATTTAGATTGATTAGCTCCCGCGTTAAGATACTCGGACCCGTTGGTCTTATTGACCCTAGCGTGTAGAGGCTTATCGAATAAGTCCTCCCATTCTTCCGAGTCCTCGTTAATCTTTTGGATAGTAATAGGCTTATCGTATACCATACGATTACACCTCCTCACTATTTGAGGCTCTACTTAATTCGAGCCTTAACTGTAAGCTCATATCGTCAACCAAACGGCGGACGTTACCGGCTACCTTTTCGACCATTCCTCGATTGTCGTATAAGTCGCTTATAAATATAAGCGCTAACTCCTTAATACGAGGATCGTCTTTAGGATAATTCTCGCCGATAGAGCCTTTTAAATAAGCGTCGGCGGTCTTAATTGACCGCTCGACGTTCTTATTAACCATATCGTCGGCGTAATCTATACCGAGATAGGCTAAAACCTCCTCTATTGTAGGCATATTTTACACCTCCTCAATAGATTAGCCGGCTACAACCTCGATATAACCGTTAACGAAAGCCTCTGTATCTTTGGTAGTAACGTCCTCTCTCTCAATCGCTCTATAGATTGTAAGATCTTCCTCGAACGCGTTAAGCTCGCCAACCTGGGCGATATTAGATACCGCGATAGTCATTCTCTGACGATCCCAATAAACGATACCCTCTTTAAGGTCTCCGATAATCATAGGGATCTTGTTCTCAACTGTAGGCATATCCTCGTTAGGATATACTTTAACTTCTACCTTAGTA